AAGCATCATTTCCATAATTTGAGTCCATGTTTGCAGAGGTGTTAATCCATTGTCCACCACTACTTGTGTACATGTATCCAGAAAGTTTAAAAGTAGTAAAGTCTTGAGCAGTGTACTCATAGACATCAAAACTCATTTTCATCATGACCGCAAGCCAACTTTGCGGCATCGTTATTTTAAGATATCCAGTTTCCGTGCCGGTTGAAGTTCTAAAAAGACCTCCTCCGGGAAATGCCATGAATGTGCTGGATTCCTGTTCAGTTCCAATACCTCCATCGTTTACTCTTATAGTTCCATCGACATGTAGTTTTTCAGATGGACTCGCTGTTCCAATTCCTACATTATTGGACAATTCTGAAATAACACTATCAGTTAAAGTATCACTATCGCTAAACTTAGGCACTTGGCCAGCAGTTCCAGATCCGTCTATACCAGAAGAAGACAAGGTGCTCCAAGCCACATTTCCAGATCCATCAGTGACCAGAATTTGATTTTGAGCACCATCAGATGTAGGTAAGGTAAATGCATCATTTACGTTTACACTGTTCGCGCTAAATGTTCCATTGACATCTAACTTAAAGTTTGGAGAAGATGTGTTGATTCCAACATCTCCTGTAGTTGTTAAATCATGAGATCCATAATCTACTGTCATTTTTTTACCTAATTGATAGTTACTGTTCCGTCTTCATTTTGTGTGAAATTGCCAATAAGGTTTGCGGTGTTTTCTAAAAAACTTGGATCTATAGTGGCAATAAGTGCTCCTAAGTTGTAATGTAAAGAAAAAACCTCTGAGGCGTTTGTTCCTAAAGCCTCTGCAATTTCTTGTGGTGTTGCTTTAGGGTTATTCCAAAACGTCTGCACTCCTTGGGAATAAGATATTTTTATTTTATCAAAAGTATTTTTTGTGATTTTAACTAAAGAATTAGCAGCTTCTTGAGCATGATTTTCGGTTGTTAAATTTGTGTCTAATACGCCCATTATTATCTCCTAATATGTAGTAAGTATACCATCGACCATAGCTGACCATCTAAGATTTGTACCGGCCAAACCCTTAACCTCTACTCCAAACCATAAATTGTCTACAGTATTGCTTGTCTGAGGATTTAAGTAAGAAGTTGTTACAGTTGCTGTTACACCAGCAAGACCGGAATCAATAAAGCTTTCTATAATAGGAGAGTCTATAAGATGATAATTCCTAGTAGAACTGGCATTAGATTCATTAAGCATAGTATCACCATCAGTCCAACCGAGACTATTTCTTACTGCTCCTTTAATAATAAAAGCAGCAGAGTCATCACTACTTTGTTTTCTACAAGACACATGTATTGTAAAAGTAAATACTGCATTGTCTGGCAAAAGAACATGGTCTGAATTATATTGTGTTCCCCCAAGAAAAAGTCCACTGCTATTGAGAAGAGCTGCTGTACTTCCATCATTACTTAAATAGAATATATTAGCATTTGTAGTAGATCCTCTTAATACCTGAGTTATTTTTTGACAATCTCCATCACTAGAAAATCTACCGTTTGCAATATTAATAGATTTATCTGCATAATTTCTAGCTCCTTCTCCAATGACTATAGCATCATCACAATTAGAGTCTAAAGTAGCTCCTATAGTATCATCTGTAATTTTAAGACCATTAGCATCAAGAACTATAGCGCTACCATCATCAATTAATAAATCTCCAACAACATGTAATTTTTTAGAAGGTGATGACGTTCCAATACCAACTCTATCTGTACTAGCATCTGCAAATAAGAGGTTTGCATCAGTGTCACCTTCTACTCTAAAATCAATACTTGATCCAGCATTGTTAACTACGGTTTCAGTGCTTAAGAGCTGAAGTCTATTTCCTCCTAAAGTTGCAGCAGAACCACTAATACTTAATTCATAAGAACTACCATCGGCAATTAAAGCGGTAGATCCGTAATGAGTAAGATCTTTCGAACTATTAAGGTACATCCCAAGAGCATCAGCAGAACCACCACCTCCACCTACTCTCCATTGTATTTCACCTGTTCCACTTGTGTTTCCATATGCTCTTACTCTTAATATGTTACTAGCATAATCTAAAACTCCTGCATCTGTTTGATTACTAGAGACTCCTCCTCTAGCCAAAATAGGACCATCTACATCCAAAAGACCAGTTGCTCCTGTGCCTTTGGCTGCTGGAGTTATACTTCCAATTCCTATCTCACCACCAGACGATTCTGAAATTACACTATCAGTTAAAGTATCGCTATCGCTAAACTTAGGAAGTTTTCCAGCAGTCCCAGAACCATCTATTCCACTATTGCCATCGCCTATGTATCCAAGTGATGACCATGAAGTTGTTCCATCACCAATTTTAAATTTTTCGGCTGTCGTGTCATATCCCGGCTCTCCTACGGATAAAGTAGGGTTGGCATTTGACCAGTCGGTACCTGTTCCTCGTCTAAATTTTATTAAAGTTTGTACGGCCATTATTTATTAAAATACTTGTAGTTGTAAATTGTCCGATATATATTTGTTTTCTCCAAATTCCATTTCAAACCAAATGTTGTACATTCCAAGATCCATGTCTAATTTCTCAGTGTCGATAAAATAGCTACCTTCTGTTCCTCTTCTGTTGGTGACTAATTCATTTTCAACTACCATTCTTAAATCTTTTTCATTTGGCACACAATCTCCACAAATCTGCTCTATATTTAAATACAAAGGAGAAGAAACAGCTAGATTTGCATAATATCTTTTTAAATCAGAAATGTCTGGTACGTTTGGCTCAACATAAATATTGATCCATCTTCTTTCTCCTTTTCTTAATCTATTGGGTCTAAATCCAAAAGAAAAATCATATATTATAGGAGTGTCTGATGCATACCATAGATTGGGCATTATATTAAATGAATTTTCAACAGTTCCTTGTTGATCCGCATTAAAAGAAACAGTCCATACGTCTTTATAATCTCCAATTGTATAAACTTGATCTTCTAAGAAATCAGTTACTAAATACTGGCCTCCAAAAGGATCATCTACTACCTGAACTTGATCGCTACCTATTGTTGCGACCAATCTCCGACCATCAGGATTTGTTTCAGATACCAATTCGGGATCTAAAAAATACACTTCTACCTTGTCAACAGAATTTACATTTTGTCTATTGTTGGAATTATAAGTAAATAATCTTAAATTTACTGTGTCTCCTATTACTAAATTCTGATTTCTTTCTTTATTCATTTTTACCTTGTTTTAGCCTTTCTTCTGGCAGATTCCATTGCTTCGTTTTCTTTTTCTTTTTGTTTAACGAACCTTTCAATGAGCCATTTTCTTTCATTTATGGGCAAAGACATAAAATTATCTCTTGATTGTTTCAAGTGATACATGAAAAAAAAGCACTCTTCCATCAAATTATTCCACAAGACTAAGCTTGGGTCACTGTCTTCTTCTTTGCCCTTGGGAAGAAAAAATTTGCTTCTAAAGGTAACTCCATTTCAAAATCACTCATAGTGTAAGGGTTGTTAACAGATACTTTTGTATCTACTCCGAAAGGAGGTTCATTCACAACCGTTCTAAGATAAGCAACATCTTGAATAGGAAGCTTTTTAAGTAGCGTTTGTATTTCAATCTTCTCAGTTAGTCCTTCGATTTCAGAAATCATATGAGCTGTTCTGTACAAAAGAGTATCGTCTGCTTGGCCAGATAGATCAAAGTTCTTGGCTCTTCTATCTCTGTAATCTTGAACAGTTTTTTCATCCTTCCCAGTAGCTAACTTATAACTAAAGTTATATCCTGTGACTGGAAGAGTGTCTCTAAGATTTTCTGAAGAAAAGTCTTCTTTGCAATATTCAACATAAAGCTCACTTAAATTTATACTTGTTGCGAAAGTTTGATCGGAGTCTGGGTCTTTAACTTCCACTTCATACTCAGGAGTGTAAGAGATACCTCGAAGATATATGAGCATATATGTTCTATCTTGAGTTAAAAAATTTGCCGAGTCATAATTTTCTTTCATGCATTTATTGAAAATCATGTCAATTGCCTGACCTCTTTTAACAAATCTTGGAGTAGCTAAGATCTCTTCTTCTTCCCCAGTCATCGGCCTTATGTTAACCACGCCATCAGATGGCCCATTTTCTCCATCATAAAACTTCCCTTTAGAGGGAAGTATAATTTTTTCATGAACTAAATTGCCTTTTGCCGAAATCCCAGCGATCAATTCTTCTAATTTCGAACTTCCAGTTACTCTCATTTCTTGTGAAGGAGTCGGTGTAGACTGAGAAGATTCTCCCCTATTTGATGCAACTGCATTTTTAAATGCTGGTGGGACTGGGCCAGAAAACTTTGGAGCGCCTTCTTTTGTGTTGTTTTCTAGCATTTCTGTTTCTATGTTTTTTGATGGCTTGGTAGGCTGAGGATTTTGAATATCTTCAGGATTTATTTTTTGCGGACTAAACTCGTCATTCATTTAAACTTTCTCCTTGTAAAATTTGCAAATTTCTTCTAATATAAGAGTATGGTTGAGATAAATATTCATAATATAGAAGAGGTCATATTTAATGATAGTAACCTATGGAAAAAATTGCCAGATTTGAGGCATATAAGAGATCAGTGGAAGCTGAGTCAGATGTCTCCAGTTCTTAGAGCTATGGGCCAAAAAGCAAAATTAGATTTTTTAAATAAATCCAAAAAAGCCCATGAAGACATAATTTCAAAGTATTTAGGCACTACTGTTACTATTACTAAAATAGATAAAAATGTTGTAAAAAACATGGAATTGAATATTGAGGATGCTGAGTTGGATTTGAATTTAGAAAGTGAAAGTCTTTACCCTCGTTTTTCAACTTATCTAAAGGAAAACAAATTAAAAATCACTTTTTGGAGATAGTTTGATGACTGAAATTTACTTTTCAAATTTATTTTTATTTATTTTATCTGTTATAGGCTTCACTCATATAATTGTGGACCCAGCAACAATTGCTAGGCCTATTAGGGGCTTTATAGAAAAAAGATGCCCCGCTTGGTTAGACAAGCTTGTTTCTTGTTACCAATGTTGCGGAACTTGGATTGGATTTTTAAGTGGATATATTTTAGTGTCCAAAGATCCTTTTACTGTATTCTTGTGCGGAATGGCAGGAAGTTTTATAGCTACATGGGCAGCAACTTACTTGAATTATCTAGAAGCTCGAAGCATAGTGGATTTTGGTGAAGAAAATAATGATGAGTAAAATCCAAATGTTTTATTGCGAATATTGCAATTGGAAAAAAATATTAAATAAAGATGAAACAAATGAAAATTGCAAGTGTCTTTCTTGCGGAAGACTGTTGAGAATAAGACAAGCTTTAGATCCGCAAAAGAAAATAGAAGAAGACGCAAAATTAAAAAAAATATTAAAAGAGCAAGAAGTTTGGAAAAAAGAAATGGTAGAATTTAAAAGAAAATTTAAGGAGAATGAAGATGAGTAAAAAAATAGGATTAATTGAAGTTAAAAAGGCTTTGAAAGATTCTAGATTCAGACAGTCTTTGCCAAAATCTTTAGAAAAAGAAGTTGATGAGTTCTTAAATAATCCGGGATGTCCTTGTCACGTCCCTCTTTATAAAAAAATAATAAAAGAATGCTCGGAACAACTAGGAAAATACTACCCAAGCTCAGAAGTTGAAAATTTAGATGAGCAAGTTCAAAAGCTATCTGAAAACCAATGGACGGTAATAAATTGTCATATGGACGAGTTAGAAAAAAATCTTAGAAGATTAGGTCCGGGAAGAAAACAACTTGATGTAGCTAGATTTGAAGATAATGTTACCGTTGTTGTTAATGAGTTGGATATTGTGTATTAAATAGGTTTAGCTTCATTTTTAATTTTATTTAATGCCTTTATCATTTGTTCTGGATATTTTTTGTATTTAGCAAGTTCTATTGGAAGAAAATCCGAGTTCTTTCTTTTTTGTCCAATTATCAAAGCGTTTTCGTAAAAAGAAATTGCTTTGCTTATCTTTTTTTGATTGTAATAAATATCGCCCAACAAGCACCAAAATTCTGACATGAAAGGCTTGTAGGACAAACAAACAAGAACACACTCCACAGCAGACTTTACTTTTTTTAAATGCAGTTTAACTTGAGCGTTGTAGTATTTTAAAATTATGTAAGAGTCCCCAACTTTTGTTTCTCTTGCAAAATATTCGTCAGAATAATAAATAAATTTTTCATAGTTTCTTAAAGAGAGATGACAGCAAGCAGCGTAATAGTAAGGCTCTAAAGATAAAGGCTTTTCTTTTATCCACTTGTTTATTTTATTTAAATTTTCTTGTCTTATGTCTTCTGCTTGAATCGAATTAGAGTAAATAATTATTCTTGGTTCTAATTCACTATCAGCACTTATTGATTCGTAAACTGGATTCTCGAATTTTTGGTTTTTCCAAATTCTTATTTCCTTTGATATTGTTTGGTTTTCTAAGACGTAAACAGAAAAAGGCTCATTCCATTTTTCTTGATTCTCAATTATATCGTTTAGAAAATTTTCTCCTTTAGCTAATGTTTCCCAAGGATTTAAGTATATGTTAGCTTGATCTTTTTCTGAGAACTCGTTCCTTATTTCTGCGTAACTTTTATCTTCATTTAAATTAAATAATTTTAATCCCTCATAGCCCGAACATATTTCAAGAGTTTTGTCGGTGCTTCCTAGATCTAATATTACTTTTTTAGATTCAATGTTCTTAATTGAATCTAATGTTTTAGATATAGTGTTTTCATTATTCCTTGTTATTATTTGAATTGTTGTCATTTTCAAACTTTAATTTCACTAAAAAATCTAAACACTCTTTTTCATATTGCATTTCATTGGACTCGTAATATTTAATTAATTCTTTGTATCCTGTTTTAACAAATGGATTTTCTAGAATTGAATTTAAAGCAAATATTGATTTTTCCCATTTCATACTACTATTATTATAGTTATGGCAATTGCACCTTTAAGAAACAAATCAGTAGAAGAAAGACCTTGGGAAGGATCTTGTTCAAAAAAGCCTTGGGAATACAAGGTCACAGCAGCCATACCAGTACTAGACACATATGAATCTTTAAAAATATGTGTTGAAATACTAAAGCTTCAAACAGTAAAGCCTTATATTGTAATCATAGATACTGGGTCTAAAAAAGAAAATTTAGAAAAAATAAACAGTCTTGCTGATGATGACGTTGAGGTTCATTCTCTAAGGCTTAATGGTGTTTGCCACCCATCAGATTTTCCCGCCATGGCAATGGATTTAGCGCAAGCTGTGTGTCGAACAGAATTTATGTTTGCAACCCACGCAGATGTTTTCTTGATGAAAAATGATTTTATAGAATATTTACTAAAATATTGTGGTTGTCATTTAGACGATAAATACCCAGCAGTTGGATATGAAATAAGTCCAAGACAGCATGATGATTGGGTAGGAATGATTTCGCATACAGCTAGCATGTATCACATGGAAACAATGGATAAAATCGGATTTGGATGGAGCATGAGAAGACTTTCTTCTCTTTATGACATCAAAGATTACAAACCAAACCCAACAAGACCGAATTGGCCAGACACTGAAATTTTAGGAAATGTAATTTTAAGACAATACAATTTGCCTGTTAAGCTAATAGGAAAAGAAGACAATTTTCAAAGAAATAAAGACAAATATATTGATCACTGTAGAAGCTTAACATCTGGTCTTTTATATAGCCCTGAGTACTATAGTCAAGTTTCGATTTGGCTAGAAGAAGCAAAAGAAGATGCGCTTTCTAGAATAGAAACTTGGCAAAAGGAGATTGATGAAAAGCGAATACTTAAATAATAAGTACTTTGAACAAATAATTAATAAATTTCAAACTTCTAAAAGACAAAAAGAAAAAACAAAATTAATTATAGAAAGTTTAGAGAAAACTATAAAAAGAAGAAAGTCAAAAAGCATAAAGCATAAAGAATATGAAGATGACCTTTTAAATAAAAAGAAAAAATATTCTGAGTTGGAAAAAGAATTTGAAGGTTCTAAAGAGCATCTCGCTACTGCATTTTTTACTTTATCTGAGAATATAACTAAGTATGCAAAATTCCAATTGATAGATCAAGATGATGCTATACAAGAAGGAGTTGTTATTTGCTTTGAAAAAATAAATAGATTTGATTCGAGAAAAGGTAAAGCTTTTAATTACATGACGACATGTATTTTAAACCATTTTAGGCAACTCTATAGAACCGCTCGAAATTATAATGAACTTAAAAAAAGATTTCTTAATTATTTTCAATATTGCGATAATCACGTAATGATAAAAAATGGAAAGCAAGTTTTCATAAGCAATAAAGATAGAAAATAGAAATTAAATGTTGATTTAACTAGAAAATTTTGTATAATTAAAAATTATGAATATGATAAATCAATTAGAAATACAAGAACTCATAGACAAATTAATTGAAAATGGCTACGGGGAAATAGTTACAGCTTTGCTTGAAAACGAAAATAAAGTTTACACAAAAAAAGGCAGACTGAACAAAAGCGGAGCTTGTAGAAAATTAAATTTAAAAACAAAAGAGTTGGAAGAAAAGCTTAAAGAAATGAAAGAGCTTTTACAAAAAGATTTAGATTAGCGTGTTTTATAAGCTCTGTCGTATCTTAAAGTAAGATCTACTGTCACGTAATTAGAATCTGACATATCTAGCTCTCCCCATTCAATGTTATTAGGCCAGACATTCTCTAGCTCCCATTCTTCAATTATGTTTCCGCAACCATCAAGCATTTGTATTTGAGCATCTTTTTTAAACTCATTAGCAGGATCTTGCACCTCTCCATAACCTATGTTCCAGCTGCCCGTCTGTGGGTTATACTGATTAGAAAGCCAATTTATAACTGGGTTTCTATTTATTTTTAAATCATACAAAGTTAAATTTATTGGCTTCCAATCTGGCTTGCTTGGAAAGTATATTATTTCATTTAAATGTTGAGCTTCGTTTTCTTTTATTGTAACGCTAGGTCTTGCTCCTCTTTCCGGAGGTAGCATTCCGATCTCGGCTCCAGAAACAGATGGAATTAAAAAAAGCCATCTAAATTTTCTTTTAAAACATACGTCAGAAGTTCCTAACGTGCCTAGACCCATGTTAACCATATTTTTTCCTTATATATCAAAGCAGGAGGGACTAAATAGCCCCTCCTGCCAATTAATTATCTACTAAATAAAGGAGTAAAGTAATACGAAATACCGTAATTCATTAACCGCCTGATGAGCAGCCTTCGCATTCAGGTGCAACATCTGGCCCGCAGAAGTTAGCGTAGCTTACGTTAGCATATCTCATGGTAACTTCCACTGTGCATTCTTCTGAAGTTGCGTAATCCAATTCTCCAAAATTAACCGCAGTCGGCCAAGCATCTCCCATTCCCCAAGCTTCAAGAGCCGTGCCACAACCGTCATAGAGAGTGCAGGTTGCGTCACAAGAGTAATTATCTCTTCTTGTACTTTGGGTTAATGTGACAGGATTTGTAAAGTCATAAACAGTTGCGAGCCAATTCCAAAGCCCAATGTTTCCTTGGCCACCGTCAACAGACACATCGTAATATGTTATTGTTACAGTTTCCCAAGTTCCTTTACCCGGAATCCATGTTTTGCCATTCAAGAAATTTATTTCAGTTTCTTCAATGCTGATATTTGGTCTTGCGGCAAGTTTTACATAGTGAACTGGAACAATTGTATCTCCCTCACGAGTAAGTTCAAATGTCCATCTGAATTTACGCTTGTGAAGTACGTTTGCGCCGCCCACTTCGCCTATACCCATGTTAATCATATTTTAAATTCTCCCTTAAAATCTTTATAATCTTTGAAATTAGAAACTTTCAGCAACTTGGTCGAAGCTTCCGGTTCTATGAATGCTAAATTCTATGAACATAAATTCTACTGCTCGTGTAGGCTGAACACCGATTCTAGCCCTGAATTCATTTCTATCTATAACATCTGGCGTGTTGAGTTCCTCATCAGCTTTGATGATGAAATCTGTCAAGCCTCTTCCAACTTGTACTTCTTGAAGTATCTTTGTTGCAATTTGAACAAACTTATCTCTGAAGATGTCATCATTCGGATCGAATAACAACGCTCTAGAAGAAGATCTAATTCTTTTTTCTATGTAGAACATCATTCTTCTAACATTAACTCTATCAAGAGCTGTTGGTTTTCTTTGCAAGGTCTTTTGACCCCATACAACGAAGTCTTGGAAGTCTGCGTACTGAACAATTGGATTTATTGCATTTCTATTACCATACATCAAATCCCTTTCAGCCAGAGTTGGTCTGCTAAATACGTCAGTGACACTTGGAACAATTCCTCTAGTTTGACCAGCAGGGGCAAACCATGGAGCTGATAAGAAGTCACTTCTAGCGTAAACAGCCATTACAGAGCCAGATGGTGGAACCCATACATCAACGTTGTTGAATGTATCTCTAAGTTTCAACCAAGGCCAGTAAAGTGCCGCAAAGTCTGAATTGAATCGTGTTGTGTTTAATGGGTGAGATCCATTTTGCCATTGTGTTATTTCGTTAACTGTCAATCCAAATGGCGGATCAACAATTGCCATGCAGTCAGATCTTTGATTTTGACACATGTCAATCATAGCCAAGATAACGCCTGTGGATGCATGACCCGGAACAGAAACAAGGTCAATATTGATTTGTTCTGGTTCTGACAAGGCGTAAAGTCCTGTCATTCCAAGAAGATTTCCAATCAATAATGAATCTTGTTCATCTGGATCAGCAGGAATGCCATCTGTACCGCCTGCTAAAGAGTAAGTCCCGTCAGCTGGAGGAGCAGAAACTGCCGAGTTGTCTGTTACTCTAATAAAATCTGAAACAAGCGTTAGGAATGTTTCTACATAAAATCTACTGGTTTCGTCTTTAGAAAGATTTCCCCAAGATTCCATTTGAATTCCATTGTTGTAAACTTCCATTATGAAGTTTCCTTCTCTAATGTCATTTTTAACAACAACTTGCGTATCGTTTCCATCAATACCTGCACTATCAGCAGTTATTGTTAGCGAAACTGCGCCAGTGCTATTTGCATCTCCAGCAACTAAGCCTAAGTTTTGGATGCTAACGTCACCACTGGTTCCAGAAGGAGTAGTTCCTTCTGCTGTTACATATGGTCCTACTGCACTAGATGTGTCATCTGGATCTGATAGAGGAGCGTCAAATCCAAAGAATTCGAAAGTTGAACTTTCACTCTTTACCAACAATCTTGAATCCCTACCTTGAGCTATAGTGTAAAGCGAAATATTATCACCAACTGCTACGGCTGCAAATCCACTTGGACTGGCTGCGTTTATTGCTGTGACTATATCTGCTGTTGTTGCTGCTGCGTTTGCAGAAAAACTTGACAAGTCGATTGTTTGAACAACATTGTCTATCAAGACATTGTCTGTTCCATCAACTACAACTTGCAAATCATATGAAGTTAGTGATGTGAAGTCCCATGTTCCACTAGCAGGAGCAGAAGATGAAGGCTGGTTGTAATCTAGACCACCTGTGAATTGAGCAACTGTCATGAGTTGTCCAAGACCTGTAGGTGATACATTTTGCAAAGGAACCACAACGCCGGGGGCTTTTGGTCCATAAATTGCATCTTGAACAGAAACTAATTCTATTGTAGCAGTAGGTCCAAAAGAGAAAGTAGATCTAACTCCAATTTTGTCACTTGTTTCAAAGAATTGAATTCCATCAAATTCATAATTTAATTGGGCATTTAAATCTGCTACCAACTGAGCTGCGCCATAGCCGGGATTGGTCACCACGGTATTATCAGGATGATCAGCGTCTGCTAGAACAACGAGTGTTTTAGAAGCCAATACGCCGTTTAATCTCCATCTGAAATATCCAGTACTAGCAAATGAGT